TTGCCGCTGGTGACCTTTGTCGTCAGCGGACCTGGCCTGTGGTCTCTTCGTCTGATTCCCGCCTCTTTGGAGGTTCGGAGGATGCGAAGAGCCGTCTGGCCGGGATAGGTCTCGCGTCGGGTGAGGTCTACGTTAGCGCAGACCTCACCAAGGCAACAGACGGGTTTGCTCATGATGCAGTGCGGGCCGTCCTCCAGGGCCTGCGGCGTGCGGGATTGGACCCCCACACGGTTGATTGTATGGCCGAGACACTTGGTGTCGGCCGTCGGCTGCATTATGTCAAGTACAAACTCGCCGATTTGCCACGGCGTGAGAGACATCGGGTGGAGGAGCGATTCAAGGTCGTTTCTGGAGAAAAGGGAGGTGAGTATGTGTTGGTTCCCATGGTCCGGGGAATCCTCATGGGCACTCCGTGCTCGTTCACCATTCTTTCCCTTCTTAACGGCTGGTGTGCAAAGCCCTTGGGCTCGAAGACCGTCATCTGCGGAGACGATGTCGGCGCGGCGTGCACACCCGAATCGGTCCTTACCTACAAGCTCAGAACAGAGATTGTAGGTAGCGGGATGCATGAGAGGAAGACCTTTATCGGGCACAGAGGATTGCTCTTCTGTGAAATGTACGTGCTTCCAGAGTTCAAGGATGCACGTTGCTTTGAACCGGTACCTCTCAAGTCTCTCGCTAAGGACGGTGATGGGACAATAGACACGAGTTGTTTCGACTCTTTCATCTGGCGACGGATGGATAGAGTTTGTCGTGTCTTGTGGAAGTCTGTTCGTGCCAAGGCGCGTCGACTCGGCAGGTGGCCGCAGCTTCCTGTCGAGCTTGGGGGTCTTGGGCACCCATCCAACGGAAGGATGGGCGCGGTGCCCGGCTCTATGCGCAACAGACTTGCCACCCTTATTAAAGGTGATGTCCCTATGAAGCCCGTGAAGGTTTGGAAGCGATCTCCCCAGCCGCTCGATTGGCGGTCTGCGGAGAGCGACAAAGAAAGAGCATGGGAGTTTTTCGAGAACTCCATTGCCACCATCAGCGAGCTTGAAGCTGGTGAGGGTGCGGAGCGTTCTTTCTTTGTGTCGTACCGTGAGGCTCGTAGCTATGTCTCGATCATGGCGAACGAGTTCTACTGCTCCCACGGTGGTCGCTTCAAACCCCACGACCAAATTAAATTGAAACCAGGAGATGCTCTGTATCCGGCTGTTGGATCTCTGCAGTACTCTAAGAAGGCCCCCATGTCGATGGTGGCCCGAGAATACATTGCACGTCTGGAGGCGGAAGGAGAGTATCTCCCATACGAC